CGCAACGCGTCCGTCTTTCAGCCGCTCGCGGCGGTGAATCGGCACGTCATAGTATGTATTTCCGATTTTATAACGCGCCCGCGCAATTTTACGGTCGGTGTCCACCTTGTAGCCCTCAATTGCGGCTTGTGTGAGAATCGGCATTGATTTCACCCTTTCTTGTTATTTTTTGCAACGCTTGTTCCGCAACGTTTGACGTGGAAAGAAAAACCCTCCCCCGTTACTGTGGGTGCAACACCTCCTTCGTCGCTTTGCCCCTCTGTATTCGTTCGCGGCTTTTCTCCCGCGCTGCCTTGCCCCGCCGTTTCGGCGGTATACAAAAACGAATCCGCCGTAATTTCAGCGGAAACATTATTGTTAAAATTTGTATAGCCCGTGCTTCTGTCGGGCGCTGTTCCGCTCCGCTCGGAGGTAAACGGGAAATCCCTTGTTTCGGGCTGAACGGTTAAGCCCTCATTTGCGTTTATCCACTCAATATTGCGGTCGGGCTTTGTACCAACGTGTGTGCTTTTAAAATCGTAATTTTCCCCGTTCGTCTGAACCTCGACAACTCCCCGCGCCGTGCCGCCGCCCGTGTTTCGACACGGAGCTTCACCCGCTGAATAATGCCCCGAAAATCCCACCTTGTTTTTGTTCGCTTGTGTTTCGGGCTGTGCGATTATCGAAGTACCGTTCAATTCCGCAATAGTCGAACAATACGGCTTTGTGCCTGTTTGTGGGAATTTGTACGCGCTGCTTGCGCTGTCGGCGGCTATATCGATCATAGCGCTTGAAATGCCGCCTATGGTATTTCGCTGCGGACGCGTTCCCGCGCTGTACGTGTCCGTTAGCCCCGTTCGGTATTTATAAAAAACCGTTTCCGTGTGAATTTCTATAACAGCGGACATTTGGTATATGATTTCTTCCAAATGCGCCGAAAGCCGCTTGTAAAACTTCGCCGCGCTTATAATCTGCGATATATCCGCGGGCGCTTTCGCGTTTGTGAGGTCTAATATAATTCGGAAATGGTGATGTGTGCCGCCGTACTCGAACCACTCTTGAACCTCCGTGTTTGGGAATAAATCGCCAAGAGCTTTAACAACCGCGTATTTTGTCCCCAAGCGTTTATGTATCTGCACGCTGCTTTTAATAACCGCGCGTTTTGCGGCTATCGGGTATGCGTCATTGTACCAATCAACGTGCAGATCGCGGGCGAGAATGTCAAGGGTTGCTTCGTCCAATTCGTCAATGCGCGGGTAAATGATAGTAAGCCGCGCAAGCTGTATATTCTGCTGAAGCTCTCCCGCTATCGCCCGCCCAAGAGCAAGTATTGATTCATCATTTTTCAGCGGTTGAGGTAACGCACGCGTGAAATCGACGTTATATGCGGTGTTATTCATCTTCCACACCTCCGTATATAACGTTTTCGGTTTTCAGCACCGCAACCGCGTTGTCCTCGATCTGCGTAAAGACGGGGCTTCTTATTTCAACCCGCTTTACTCCCGCACCCATAAGCATTTCGTTCAGCTTTGACGGGTTAATGTCCCGCCCCATTTTCTCCGACTGCCATTTTTTGTAGCTTTCCAATGCCGCTTTTATATTCTGCTGAATAATCGCAGTACTGCTTTCGCTCTGCGTTGGTATGTAATATGTGACGTCGATATTATAATTGACAATATCGGGTGCGGACACTTTCACATAGTCCGTAAAAGGGCGCACTTTGTCGGTGTTCAGCGTATCAAGCACAAGTTGGAGCATTTGTTCGTCCGGTACTTCTCCGTTTTCAAGCAACACGCGAATGTCCACAACACCCGCTTCGGGGCTTGTGGGCTTTACGTCCGTTATTCTCGCGCTTGCCGTTTTCGCCCAATAAACATACGCGCCCAACGGTCCCGCCGTTGAGAATGTTTCCATACTATCCCGCAAGCGCTCATAAAATGCCGCGTCCGTTTCCTTATCTGCTCCGCCGTCCGTGGTAGTTATGTTTTCAACTCTTTCATAAAACGGGAAAAGGTCTACAATCTGCGTAATTTGTCCCGCGACAAACCCGTTGCTCTTTGCGCCAATTGTAACTTTTTCTCCCGTCACGGGGTCGGTTTCCGTTGTTATACATTTCGCCGCCGCGTCTGCGTACAGCGAACCGCGCGGAATAGTTGCCGTTTCGGTCGTTTCAAAAACGATCTCGCCGTTGATAGAAGCCCGCGTCCCCGCGGGTACGACTTGCGCGGACGGCTGAACCGCCGAAATATAAAACCGCAAAACGGTTGTTGCGGGTTGAGCTTGTAGCCGCTCTGTGTCCTTGAATATTTCCGCGAGCGAATCCAAATAGTCCCCCTCTGCGTATCGCGGAACATTCTGCTTTGCGGATTCATTTATAATAACCCGCTCTTGCATTATAATGTCCGCTATCCACAATATAAAGAGCCTTGCGGGGTCGGCGGGGTATAATGTTCTTCCCGTAAACGCTTCATATGACATTACAAGGTTATTTACAAGCGTTTCGGTGTTAGTGTCAACAAAATTGATGTCGGGGTATTTGTTATTCGGCATTTATTTCCACCTCCAAGCAGGGATTTAATTTTCCCGTGGATTCATCGCGTTCAAATGTAATTTCCACAATTTCCGCCCGCGGCTCGTATTTTTCAACCGCTTCATACAATTCACCGATAAGCAGGGTTTCCGCAACGGGTATCGGCTTATCAATAAAGTTGCCTGTTATCCCGAAATCACGGCAAAGCGGGGCGGTATACTTTATCGTTTGCAGTATCATTGAAAGATTTTGCAACACTTCCTCTATCAGCGAAGCGGGGGCAAGGTTTATTTTTTTAGGCTCGCTTGCTGTTACGCTGTAAGGCATTGTATCACCTCCCCGCGTATGCCGTAAGCGATACGTTGACATTTGCAATCAGCACATTCCCCTTATTGTCCACCCTGTCATAATCTTCCGATAAGCTGTTGATTACCCAATTCCCGTAGCTTTGCCGTCCTATGACAAGGTGCATAATGCGCCCCGCACGCTCCGCCGCACGCAAAGCGGCAATTTCGCTTTGCGGGTTTGCTCCCAAGAAAACAGATAAATTCATTGAAAAGGTTATTTTATCGGGGTCGTTTCCCGTAAATTCAAGCAGCGTGTCCTTCAAGTGCCTGTTGTGGCTTGCGTATTTCGCCGAACCGCTCCGCTTTAAGCTGTCAAAGGTCTTAACCTGATTTGTTGACACGGAAAAGACAATGCCGCCCAACGTGCCGATTGTCGCCATTTATTAAAACCTCCCCAAAACAAAACCATCGCCTTTTCCGTTTGGCAGGAAAAGGCATAATACATTATCATTTACCACAAGACTTTGATTGTTTAGAATTTTTAAAGCACCTGAAATCAAAGGATTTCCGTTTTCATCTTGCTTGTCAGCAAATATTACTCGCGCGGAGTTCGTACCATTGTCAACCGAGCTTACTTTCCCGATTCTAACGATATTATTTAATATTGCTTTTTCATTCGTATCCATTATCAATATCCCTCCAGTACGCGCCTTAATTTAATTTGCGTTGTGTAGCCGCTCCCTGTGACGTTGTGGGTTGCGGTTTCGATTATGTACTTTTCGTCAAACATTCCGAATCCCTCAACCTCGACATTCACCCCCGCAACAAGCGAAGTATCGCCAACAAGCGAAAATTCCGCCGAACATTCGGACTTGTTTTTCTGCCGCAAACGTTTCATTGCCAATTGCCGTGCTTCCTCGCGCGTGTTGACTTTCTCGTTGATTTCGAGCGTTTGCCCGTCCTTGTCGCTGTCGCGCGGTGTGTATGTGTATTCTATCGTTTGGTTGTTTTGCGGGTTTGTATAAATGACGTGGCATTTGCTGTATTTTGCGTCATTCGCCGAAGCCGAAAAGCGATAAGATGTAATATCAGCTTCGCCGCGCTTGATTTTACGCACTGCGTCTTTTTGCTCATATTCCGCCGCGTCAAACAGAACCAAGAAACGCGCGGACGCTTTCAAGGAAATTCCTGCGTCCTTGCATAAGCCTTGTAAGAATACAATATCGGATATTTGAACCTGCTCGCGGCGCGTATAGTACGGGTCGTAAACAGATTCAAACATACATTTCATATTGTTTTTTTGAGCGATTTCATTTGCAATGGTTGAAAGTTTAACGCTTTCCCAAGCGCGGGTTTTCTTTTCATTGCGAATGTTGGAGGTGTGCGGCAAAGACGTAGCTTTAATACCTGCCTGTCCGGGCGGTCCCGAACCGTCCAAGCTGTCAATTTCAAAAATGCCGCAATCAAGCACTTTGTCTTTGCCGTCCGTTTCCCAATTCTTTTGAATTATAACCGCCGCGATCTCCGCGCCTAATATATTGCCGCTCCCTCCGCCGCTCTTGCTGTCGCTTCCCGATTCGCTTTCGCCGCCCTCCGAAGCGCCGCCGCTTATCTGTGATTCGTCAACCCAACCGTAAACGTTTGAGGATTCGCCTATAAGGTGGTATGGGTGCGGCGCTCCCTTTGCAATGTTGGTGATTTTCGCCGTTCCCGCCGTTCGATTTCCGCCCGTGGGGGTTGTTGCTGTCGAGCTTACATAATGCGTCCCGCCGCTGAAATTCACAACATCGCCTATACTGTAATCGCCGCTGCCGCCCGAAGCGGCAGCGGGTTGCTTTGTGTCCGATTCGGACACGGATAACCAATCGTTTATCCATATTCCTTCGCGGTCGTCGAGCGTTATTTGCAAATCGTCCGTTTTATCCTCCTCGTGATCTGTATAGGTCAATTGCAGAAGATAATTATTCATATCGGCGCTTATATCCACGCCGTCAATCTTTACGGCGATTTCCGTGCGCCTTGCAAGCCCTCTGTCGCTCATTTGCTCGCACCCCCTCTTTTCCACGGCGGCAGTCCCGAAGCGGCGGACGGCTCAACATCGGGAATTGTTAAGGTAATGCCCGCCGAAAACACAACAACGTCCTTATATTTCAAGTTGTTTTCGATAAGCAAATGTGTATACATTTCGTTTCCAAGCGTCTTGAAAGCGATCAAGTCCCACATATCGCCTAAAATCGTTGTGTATTGTTTAGGCAAAACTCATTCTCCTTTCGTTTTCGCGCTCCTGCCGCAAAAATTCCTTGAACATCTGCAACAGCTTTTCGTTATTTTGTTTCAACTTTTCCTCCAAATCCTCCGGCTTATCGCCCTCAACGTAAATTGTGGGGTTATAGTTGATTTCAAACTTTATTTCGCCGCCCACTGCGGGTGCTTCGGAAATTTCGGGCTTTGCCGTTTCTTTGATTCCCAACCGCTCCGCCGCCGCGTCCTTGACAGCGCCGATAAATCCGCCAACGCGTTCAATTATCGTTTTCGGACGCGGTGCGGTCTGCTCTGCTGAATCGTTTATCGCTTTCGCCCTGTTGATGTTGTCTAAAATTGTTGTTGTTTGCGCGGCGGTGAATACCTTGCGCCCTCTTGCGCCTGTTACCAATTCGCCGCCCTTGCCGTTTACGTCGCCCGCAATAAATGTGTCAGGCGTGGAATCTGAACCGCTTTCAAATTGTGGAATATCCGCATTGACATTAACATCTTTGTTTCCTCCGAAAAGCCCTCCGAAAAAGTCACCTATGGCGCTGCCTACGCCCTTGAAAAAGTCGATTATACCGCCGAAGATGTTCTTAATAGTATCCCAAACACCTGTAAAAATACCGACAATGCCGTCCCACGCCTTGCTCCAATCGCCTGTGAATACTCCTGTAATAAAATCAATAATGCCTTTCAAAATGCCTGTTATTGATTCAATTATGGGACTTAACGCTTTTATCGCTTCACCCAAAACACCGCCGAACATTTCTGCAAGCAGTTGTATAACAGGCATAAGCGTTTGCAACAACGACATTAAAATTGGCAACACGGCATTTATAAGGTCTTTTATCGGTGGCAAAAGAGCTTCAATTACCGTAATAATTATTGGCAACACATCTTTAACCAACTGCGAAATGATAGGCATTAAGGTTTGCAAAAGCGTTGTAATAATCGGCAAAATATCCGTTATTATGCTTGTTAATAGCGGCATAATCGTTGTGATAATGTTAAGTATTATCGGCAACAAATCCCTTACAAGTTGGCTGATTATCGGCACAAGGCTTTTAATCAGTTCAATAACAACGGGCAAAATCGCTGAAATAATTTGCCCCAAGAGCGGCGCGAGGTCTTGCGCCGCTTTAATAATAAGCGGCAACATTTCCTTTCCTAACTCTTGAAATTGCGTCATTGCGTCGACAAGTACGGGCTTTAACGCTTCAAATGCCATTTTAAACGGTTCAATAAAGCTCGAAATGTCATTGCCCGTTAATTTTAACAGAGCTATTGAAAGCGCGGAAATAATTGCGACAACGGGCGCAACCTTACCAAATAATCCTCCTATCAGCTTTAACGGTCCGCCAAGCGCTGACCCGATAGTTTTTCCTAAACTGCCAAAAACGCCGCCGATTTTGCCAAGCGGTCCCGAAGCGATTTTGCCGAAAACGCTTTTGAATGCACCCGGTATTTTGCCGAAAAAACCGCCTACCTTGCCAAGCGATTTGCCAAGCGGTCCCGAAGCAATTTTGCTGAAAACATTTTTTGCTGTTCCGCCTATTTTTTCAAAGGCTTTGCCAAAGATTTTTATTTCCGGACCGCCCGCAAGTTTGCTTATTGCTCCGCGCAACCCGCCAACGGAGCTTTTGACTTTTCCGAAATATCCCGCGATTGACTTTCCGAACGAAGCGAATTTGCCGCCGCCCGTAACCGCTGCCGCGGCGCTTTCCGCCGCTTCAACACGAAGCCCCATAAACGACTTTATGGTCTGCAAGACACCGCCGTTCATCTCCAAAAGACCGAGTTTGCCCGCAAGACTGCCGATTTTCAAACCTGCAAGTCCCGCTACAACTGTTCCAATCTGCTTAATAAGTTCGGGGTTTTTGTCTGCCCACTCGGTAGCCTTTGTAATAAATTCCGTTACGCTTTTTATTGCACTGCGCAAATTCGGTTCAAACACATCGCCAATCTTACGCGCTAATCCGTCCCACGCCGATTGTAACAGCGTTATATCACCTAATAAATTATCTTGCTTTATATCAGCCATTTTTTTAGCTGTACCTTCAGCATTATAAATAGCGTCTGCAAGAGTGTTATAGTCATTAGCGTTAGCATTCACAATTGACAGCAAACCCGCCATTGCGGTTTTACTTGCAATTGCTTCAGCTTCCTGAACCTTGCCTGCGTCCGTTAAACTCTGTACAGCGTCCTGTACATCCGCATATAACGCCGCTTGTGTTTTCAAGTCGCCGTTTTCATCATTAAGGGCAATTCCCAAACTTTGAGCCGTTGCGGTAAGGTCTTTTTGCATTTCAAGCATATCGGAATCAGACACGCCGTTAAATGCGGTTCTTAAATCTCCGATTATGTCTTTAAGGTCGCGCATTTTTCCGCTTGCGGTTTGTGTTGCAATCACTAATTCCGAGCCGTCTTTTTGTGTGATTTTCAACTCACCCGATAGCGCCGTGAATATTTTTCGCAACGATGTTCCGCTTTGGCTTGCTTTTATTCCCGAATTTGCCATAAGCCCGAGCGCGAGCGCCGTGTCCTCCACCGAGAACCCGAAAGCACCCGCAAGAGGGGCAGCGTACTTGAACGATTCGCCAAGCAGCGCAACGTTTGTATTGGAGTTTGACGAAGCCGCCGCCAGAATATCCGTGAAATAATTCACATTTGAAATGCCGTTTGTTGTCCCGTCTG